CATTTTAGCTACACAGAAAAACAATAACGAGAAGTTGTTTGGGAGGAAGTGGAAGATTAGTATTCTCATTCCTTTGTCTGAAACAGAAACCTCTGCCGATCCCAGTAAATATACGGCATATGTCGTATCGAATAGCGATTATGAAGATCAATCTCTGGATGTCACTTTCAAGATAGAAAAGTTTGGGTGGAAGAATCCCAATTTTTCGGAAGTAACTGTTTACAATTTAAACCCGCAAACAGAAAATATGGTCATAAGGTCTGGTGCAAGAGTTTTGGTAGAAGCGGGATATGTCAACGGTGATTATGGTGTCATTTATGACGGCAATGTTTTTCAACCCATGTGGGAAAGAGAAGACACCGTTACGTCAAAAGTGACGCTTAAATGTATTGACGCCATGGACATTATTTATGACAATCATGTGTCTGCTGCTTTTGGTGCTCTTGCATACCAGCAGAACATAGTAATGAACATGGCAGCAAATTCCAGAAAGTCATTTAACATAACGAAAATATCTAGCGGAGTTGGCAATGCACAGTTGTCAAGAGGTAAGGTGCTCTTTGACTCTCCAGTATATTATATGAGAAAATATGCTCAACAATATGGGACTGCAATAAGCACGATTGATAGAAAAGTTTATATTGACCGTCCTCAAGACCCAATACCGGCCAATTTGACAAAGCAAGCCTTGGTTCTTTCTCCGGGGGTTGGTGGACTGATTGGCACGCCGCAACAGACTCAAGATGGAATAACTTTTACCTGCTTGTTGAATCCAAAGATAAGGGTATTTAATCCGGAGCCTATGTTGGTAAAAATAGATAATGCTTTTATCCGACAAATGGCTATTCAATTTAATTCTGCCGGATTTTCAAGGCTTGATGAAGATGGTATTTATAGGGTGATTGGAATTACGCATACGGGAGCTACAAGAGGAAATGAATGGTATACAACGGTAGTTGGTTGTAATCAGTCGATGGAAGGAACGCTTGCAACGATGTATAAAAACGAAAGTGCCGTTAATAAATAGGAGTAGTTTATGGCATTGGTGAATGTTCCATTATCTGTAAGGCTTGGCGATGAAAACGAAGTTCTTGAGCAAAGACTTGAAAAGTTAAGCAATCGTATTCGTGTTGCTTGCCCCGGAATTGTTCAGAGCTTTGATTCAACCAAGCAAACGGTGACTGTAAAATTAGCCATTAGAGAAATGGTCAGTTTGGAAGGGAATCCTTACGAGAACCTTGAAATTCCCATCCTTCAAGATGTTCCTATCTATATGCCTCGTGCCGGTAATTTTGTTCTGACCATGCCGGTAACGGTTGGTGATGAATGTCTGGTTGTTTTCGGGGACAATTGTATTGATAGCTGGTGGGAATCGGGAAAGGTCAGCAATCAGTTGGATTATCGCAGACATGATTTATCCGATGGGTTTGCTATAATTGGTCCTTGGAGTCAGCCTAGAAAGATTAACAGCTATTCTACCGATTCAGCAGTTTTAAGAAACCTTAACAACGACTCTTATGTTGAAGTCAGAGACAATGACATTAATATAGTCACTCCGATGAAGGTTACGGTGACCGCTGGCAGTGAAGTTGAAGTAAATGCTCCTACGGTTGATGTAAATTCCACAAGCGTAACTGTAGATGCAACAGATGTTACAGTCACATCTACTTCAGCAGCGATTAACTCTCCTACTGTTCAGTTGTCTGGCGCATCAATTACCTTGGCAGCTACAAGCGGTGTTGTATTATCTGGCGGTGGTTTGTCATCTATTGATGCCAAAAATTTTTTGAACCATGTCCATAGCGGGGTTCAACCGGGATTAGGGAATACTGGAGGAGTTGTTTAATGATTTGCAGAAGACTTGATGAAAATCACGACTATTGTTTTGGAAGAGGGTTTGGAGATTATCTTCAAGATGTTTCCGGCAATCCGGAAGCAATAGCTCAATCTATTAAAACAAGGCTTCTTTTGTTTCTTGGTGAGTGGTGGAAAGACTTGAGAGACGGTCTTCCTCTTTGGCAGAAGATTTTAGGAGCAAGAATCAAAGATAAAAAAATCATTGACAAAATCATTACCGACAGAATTCAAGGATTGAAAATGCCTAATGGGAGTTATGCAGTAACGGCGATAAATTCAGTTGAGTCTGAATATGATGCGGAAACAAGAGAATACTCTTTTACCTGTAGGGTTGATACGATCTACGGAGAGTTGTATATAACAAATAAGGACCAATTAACAAGTTCTTAAAAGGAGTTGTAGAATGTGCGCATACTTTGCTCCATATGTGGATGAAGATGGACTTCATTTACCGACATATAATGATATTCTTGAAAAAAGAATAAATGATACAAAAGCCGTCTTCGGCCAAGACATCTATCTTGCTAACGATTCTCCTGATTATCAGATACTGGCAAATGAAGCTTTGATGCTTTATGAAACCATGCAGGCAATTCAGTATGCATACAACCAAATGAGTCCCGTTACCGCAGTTGGTGTCGGTCTTTCAAGTCTGGTTCAGTTAAATGGGATAACAAGAAATGCAGCGACCTATTCAACTTGTGATGTGATCCTTACAGGAACTTCTGCTGTTACCATTACCAATGGCAAGGTTCAAGATAAGTCTGGAAATCTGTGGGATTTGCCTACACCGATTACGCTTCAAGCTGCCGGTTCTCCCGCTGGGGAATATTATGAATTGACGGTTTCGGCTACTTGTGAAACGCCCGGTGCTATTACTGCACTTACAGGAGATATTGATATTGTTGCCACTCCTACGGCGGGATGGACAGGAGTTACCAATGCAGTTGCCGCTACTCCCGGACAAGATGCTGAAACAGATGCAGAGTTAAGAACTCGCCAGGCAATCAGCGTTGCTCTTCCTTCTCAAACTATGTTGGCCGGAACGATTGCAGCTATTGCCGCATTAGATAATGTTACCAGATATGCGGTTTATGAAAACCCGACAAATTCAACACATTATGGAGATGCAGGAGTTCCATTTGACGGAGCGCCGCCTCATTCCATTACTTGCGTTGTAGAAGGTGGAACGATTTTAGACATTGCAAAAGCTATCTATTACAACAGAGGTCTTGGCTGTTATATGAATGGCGATGTTGAAACAGACATTACCGATGACGAGTATGGGACTATAACTCCTGTAAGATTTTATAGGCCGGTTAATGTTCCCATTTATATAGAATTTGAAATTCATCAATTAGCCGGATATTTGACAGGAACTGATGTTTTGATAAAAGCTGCGGTTGCCGAGTATATCAATAGTTTAGGAATTGGCGATACCTTAACTATTTCTTCGATCAATTATGCGGCGATGTCTGTTAATGTGGATAGTTTAAAACCGACGTTTTCAATTTATTCGATAGCGATAGGAGAATCGCCAAGCCCTTTAAGTGCATCGGATTTGACGTTAGATTATGATGAAGTGTTTACGTGCAGTGCGACAGACATTACTATTACTATGGTGTAAAGAATGGCTACTGTAGAATCGTTGGAAATAATCCCCGATGTTGCAGACATTTATTTAAATGATACTTTGCAATATCAAGCTTTGGCAACATATGATGATGGCAGTGTTGTTGACGTTACCGATACTGTCACATGGTCGATAATCAGTTCTCCCACGATTGCCGCATTCAGTGGAGTTACCGCAGGATTGTTGACGGGATCAATTACAGGAAGTGGCACGATCGTTGCTGCATTGGCCGGGTTTTCTCCCTCAATGACCGGAACTTTGTCAATTCACAATCCATTGATTGTTGAACAAGCTCATGATTTGGTCGATCAATACAGACCGGTGGTTGACGACTACATAAAACTGTTCACGAGTCAGTACCAGAATTCGACAAAGCTTCTAGCATGGGCAAGAAGTTTCATGGACATAGTAGATGATATAAAAGACTTGGCGCAAAATTTGTCATTTTATTTTTCATTGTTCAGAGTAATTGATAAAGATGCCATCTCTTATGTCCCCAACGCTTTAACTACAAAGGCAGGGAGTTATACATTCACTTCCTTTGATGCTTGCGTAGGAGATCAATTGGATATTCTTGGTGTAATATTAGGCATTCCAAGACAGGTAACTTTTGACCCTACAGACGGTTCAAGCCCTGTATTGGATGACAGAACCTATAGAATACTTTTAAAGAACCAAGTGTTAAAGAATCATTGGGACGGAAGAGCAGAGTCATTACAGACAACTTGGAAGGAATTGTTCCCCGGCGGTAAGATCATCGTTCAAGATAACCAGAACATGACCATCGACGTTACCATTACAGGAACATTTACGCAAATCATCATTGACTTGATTGAAAATGATTATATCGTTCCAAGGCCGCAGGGGGTTCGGATGAATTATTATGTTGGAACTGTGTCGCCTACCAATCTGCCGTTCTTTGGATTTGACAGGAGAGACACTTATGTATCAGGATTTGATGAGGGTCACTGGGTATAAATAAAGGAGGATGCGATGTCAAACAATTTTCTACAATGGAATCCGGCAGCGGTAAATCAACAAGATGATGCGACATATGTTCTAGATGTAATGAGGACAGGAGGAGCGATAACAGGAATATTTACCAGCGAGTTGGCAAATAAACTTTTCTACCAATGCACCACAATGGTGTCTGCCCTTGGAGAATCATTATCCAACAAAGGATATACGATTTCAGATGCAAGCATATCAACATTAATTACCGCTCTGTCAAACATTTTGACAAAAGCCGATTTTGGGACAACGGCAGGAACAGCTTGCCAAGGTAATGACCCAAGATTTATTCCTGCAGGAACTAAAATGTGGTTCTATCAGAATACCGCTCCTACGGGATGGGTGATTGATTCGACTCCTGCCGATGCCATTCTTGCAGTTAAAGGCGGGTCG